GCCTCGTGCTCATGAAACTGATATCGGACGAACTCACGTGGAAGGAGGAACAGGAGACGAGTAAAATTATTAATTATTCGTACAAGAGAGAGAATCATTTCAACGAATGGTTATCGCAGTTCCAAGCACAAGAGACGACGACGATTCCCGATGAAGTCATAGAACAACTTCGAGTGGAACTGAAAAAGATGAAGATTAAAAAGATGTGCGACATCACACACGCCAAAGTCAGGGGTTTGTTGAAAAAGCTCAAATACAATAAATACTACGAGCACACCCCATACATCACAAACATGCTTAACGGCGCGAAACCACCCAAAATGTCCCAAGCACTCGAAGAGAGGCTGCGCATGATGTTCACACAAATTCAAAAACCTTTCGATGATAATTGCCCCGCCGAACGTAAGAATTTTTTGAGTTACAGCTACGTGTTGTACAAGTTTTGTGAACTTTTGTCCCAAGACCAATATTTACAATTTTTTCCCCTCCTCAAGAGCTCTCAAAAGTTGTATCAACAGGATGTCATATGGAAAAAAATATGCCAAGACCTTCATTGGGAATTCATACCCACGGTGTAATAGTTTAAAGAGTGTATACCGTTAGACATGTAATGGACTATTGTATTAAAGAAGTCATTTTTCACCTAGACCGTGCGAAGCACATTCTACGGGAAGGTCTCAAAGACCCCGTGCGATATCAGAGAGAGTCCCAACACAGCTACGAAATAATGGCGAAATCGTTCCCTTTCATGCTTCTATTCTCACAACTTCAAGCTTTTGATGACCAAAGTTTATCAGATAGCCAAGGGTCAGTCCAGTCAGATGAAGATAGTTACGCGTCTGAAGCGCCGCCGCATCCGTCAAGTTCCGAATCGATTTAAATTCTAAAACGAGACGACCCTCCACGATGATGTCGCTCCGCACGTTACCTATCGTGTGCCCGTCGAACACGATGGGTACGATTCTCTCACTTTCGTATTGTACGCCGTGTTTTCTCAATAAAACCTCCATAGCTTTGTGATACACACATTCATTATATCCGGGTCCGAGTGTATCGTATATCGTTTTCACAAACTCGTGAATTTTATCATCCATGTATAAAATAACGCCTCTTGTTTTTAAAATCCACGAAGACTCCTACTCCCGTGATTTTATTAGCTTAAAGTTAAAAGTATCTATATTAGTAGAAAAGAACATGTCTCTCCTTGAACAAGATTATCTTACCGTCCCGGGCCAAGTCTTCGCGTGCCTCTCCATCGTGGGGCCCGAAGCACCGCAAAAGTGCGACAAGTTTGGCATCAAGATTCGAGGATGCTTCGCCACGAGAGACGAAGCCGCGTGCCACGCCAAGAAATTGCAAAAGGAAAGTGGTGAATTCAACATCTACGTCGTTGACATGTACAAGTGGATTCTGATTCCCCCGGATGACAGCAAGATTGAAGACGTCCATTATCAAAATGATCGTCTCGAAGAAATCATGTCTGGATACCGAGAATCTCAAGCACACGCCGCCAAGATGTTTGAAGAACGCAAGCGCGGTATGCTCGCCGGTACGAATCATTTCGTCCCGGGCGATGAAAACAGCAAATTCTACACAAAGCCGGATGAAGCCCCGGTTCGACACCCAGCCGAAGTACTCAGTCAGTTGCAGAAGGAAAAGCCCGACGCATCGATGGAAGACTTGGTCAAGGAAGCCGACGAAATCGTCGCCAGAGAAATCGAAGAACGACAGGCTGCGCGCGAAGCCGCTGAAGCCGCCGCTGAGGCCACCGAGAACTAAATTTTAATATGTAATTACATTATAGATGTTTACTATTGTGTTAAATATCATCACTATCGCTATCGTCGCGTATTTCATCATCGTGTACCAGCCTCTCTTAGATGAGAAAGCGAAAAAGGAGGACAAGGCCACAGCGTCGCAGGTTCTCAGGGAAAACCTAAAAGATCCGCTGTTCGTCTCGCGCGCGTATTTCACCGAACCTAAGAGTGGTAGTATTGGCGGTTTCGTGGGATATCAAAAAGAAGAAGATGAACTTACATCGCTCTAAGAATTACAGGTTGCATTGTTTTACCCATGAAAAAACCTACGATGAACGCGATGAACATCACGATGTATGTGTTTTTGTCCAAGTTGGAAAAATCCAATTTATTCGAATCCGTTGGGGGTGGATACATGTGCATCATGGGATGCATCATGGGCATCTGTTGTTGCGGTTGTTGGTAGTACATGTCTTCGTCGCGACCGACACTTTCATCATCCTTGACGTTAATGTCTGGGGAGTAATGAATTGGGTTACCGATATCAGTTTCCATTATTATTAAAAACGCTTAATTTTTTTAAGCACTTTCACTCTCACTCTCTTCTGAATCAGAGACGACGAAATCCTTGAGACTTCCAACCTCGGTCTCGTCGTCATCCTCAAACTCTTCCTCCTCGTCGTCGTCGTCATCCGAACACCCCTCGTCTTCGGTCAAGATGTCGCTACTCGCCGAATAGTCGCTGTCGTATTCATCTTCGCTGTAATCATCCTCTAATTGAACGAGTTCGGGCACATAGACCGCCGTGGGCTTTTTGATGGTTCGTCCGTATCTGGTCGTCATTATCTGTACATTAAACGAGTGTATTGTTTAAGTATCTTGGTGTCCAATTTATTCCATTTTTTAAAGCACTATCTAAAATACTGCGTTCAAAGGCGAGAGCCATTCGTACGGCTATTTCGTGAATTTCTTCCTGCACGTCGTAATGGTTGTGCGTTCCCAGGTTTTCGAAATGGTCCAACGCTCTGTACAGGTGCGTCGCAGCCTGTCGCGGGTTCTCGCGCATGTATTCCTCCGCCAACGTCATTTCTTCACCGAATAGTTTAAACTCGTCTGGATTTATTCCAGAATACTTTAATGCATCCTTCTTTATGTCTTCTTCTTCCTGTGACCACGACACAGGGGCACCACTCAGGATGTATGCCATGTATCCGATAACACCGACTAGAACTATCGCCATCTACTTTACTTTGTTATTTTTTTAAACATGGATGGAAGCAATTTAAAGGATTTTTTATCCTTGCATGGACACCCCAAACTTATGTATCCCCTTTTGTCCACCGTGAAGCACATCTGTCCGTGCGCTTTTCCAAACATTTCACAAAAGTTGTTATTGGTGAAAATTTTATTTTTCTGGACGCGGATGACTTTTGTGTCCTCGTGTCCCTTGAAATAACGTCGTATGAATTGTTCGAATTCCTCTGTGGAAATAATGTCATCGGACGTCGGTGGTGGTGTCATCGAGTGACACGGCTGACACACGACGACACCATCTGGGTAAATCATTTTTACCAGTTTTGGTGTGAGAATGTATCGTTTGCCCACGAAATCGCGACAGAACCCATCGCGTCTTTCTCTGATTGTTTCGCATCGACAGAAACATTTTTGTGTGATGATGTTTCCATTGATGTAAAACCAAATGTGATTTGAACCATGCTCTCTCCCCAAGTTTTCGCAATACCGAGATGTCGTTGACACGAGATAGGTGTTTTTATATTTAAAAACTTTTGTGACCTTTGCAGTTCCCTGTCCCTCCATGTTTTTTTGTATAAAAATTTCCAAGTGTGCCTGCGTTTCAATATCATTCAATTCATCTTTTGTTTGAATCTTTGAGAATGTCCCCTCTTTGATGGCTTTCGTGGGTGGTTCGACTTTCACCGATTCCTGAACGTCCGTGCGAATCGTCGCCATGTAGAGGAGCTCATTCGTCGGTTCCGGACTCGTCGGTGTTATTTTTTTACTTTCGTCATAAATAAACACTGGAAGATACATGCCTTGCGTGATTTTTCCAGTGTTGTCGCAGTGCGCGCACCCCTTCCCAACGCACTCTAAACACTTTGCCTTTTTGTGCGACCACGGGAGACGAAACCCACTCCCCCGCGAACCGCGCTCTAAATCTCCATACACGGAACAATCGATAACCTCGTTCCAATCCACGCCACCCTTTGCCGTGTACAGGACCACTAATATGTGTTCCCTGAGCGCGATGGCCGTCTCCTGATTCACGGGGAAATCGGGCCAATTCATGTGCACACCTGTTTTGTACCTCTCGCTGTCAACCTTTTTAGGTTCCGCGACGGACACGAGACATCGTTTCCCCCCATAACGACGCACTTTATCACATATAATTTTACAAATATCCTGAATATCCTCTACCGAGAGTGCTTCAGTGTCTTTGTAATCGATATCACAGAAGAAGTTGTACGTGGGCGTTTTCTGTTCAACGACGTACACTTTCTCTCCGCGAATACACGCCGCGATGTACGCGTCGTTGAATGACGACAATTTGTCGCTTGGCACGCTGAGACATCCCCCATCCATCAGCACATGCGACAAATGTCGTGAATTCATAAACCCTTCCCTGGTGCACCATTGACGGAACATTCTAGTTACAATCAAAGCGCGTGTCATCTCTAAACCAGTGGAGACAGGTCGTGTCCGAAGTATTTTCACTCTCCGCGAGTTCTTTTTTAATGGTGAGGAGTTCGTACACCGTTTTATCTTTAATTTTTTCTACTTCCATCTCGGCCTGGTGCGGGTAATAGCCCTTCTTGTTTACGTAAAGTTCTTGGATTTGCATTAAAATGTATGATTTAGATTTCATATCTACTTTATTGAAAACTTTTTTCTATGCAAAGAAGTCATGCAGCTGTAGAATTCTGGATTTTTAATAATATTTTGTTCGATGAGTGACCAATTTTTCTTTGCGTTGAATTCACTCAACGTGTCGAAGGTCATGTAATCATTTTCATCATAAGTTTTTTTGTATGGTTGTTTATTTATTTTTTTTAAATTTGTTTTTTGTTTTTCATCATAAAATTTTTTCACGAGTTGTTGTTGGTCGTTTTTCGTCCAGCTCACAAAAAAGATGAACACGTGATACACGAGTTCGACGTGTGGACTTTCTTTAACTGAAAAAACATAGTCAGTGTATTCACCTGATTTTAATGACACCGTCCCCCGTGTCTCCTCCTCGAGTTCCCTGAGAGCACAACGGAGGGGGTTAAATATTTCTTTACGTCTACACCCACCCGTGACGAAAATCCAATCTTTAAATCTCCTGTCTCTCACCGTGAGAAATTTCGGTTTCTCATCCACGAATGATACTGGTATGGCGATGGCCTTGTACTTTTTCATTGTTGCGCATTTGCAATCCTACTATTAGTAAATTTAATTATCTTCCACCTTTTCTTCGGCGATTTCTTCGACGATTTCCTCCTTCTCTTCAGGTTGCGTCGCGGGCGCCGTCGGTTGCGGCATCGCCTGGACGCGCACCGGCGTGGGTTGCATGCGTTTCATGACATTCATAGAGAAACCTTTAAGTCCTTCGACATCTTCCTTCGCAGTCTTGAGTTCTCTGAACATCACGATAAGACCGACGACACAGATGATGACGGCGACGAGTGTTAATGTTTGTCTATCAATGGGAATCATTGTATATGACTAATAAAAGTGTCTAATTTTTAAGTTCCCCGAATTGTAATTTTTGAAAATAAACCTGCTGACTTTCTCGGTCAGTGGGTCGCGCTGGGGATTCTACGATTTTCTCCAATGTGCGACTTTTGGGGTCATACGAGAGCACGAACACGATAGCAACGAGCATGATAGTATTCCAAAACATAGTCTACTATTAATTAGTTAGAATAAAGTAGGCCACCCATGCCGTTTTCGAGCTTCAAGATGTTGTAGTTCACGGCGTAGACGGTGTCGTCGGAAGTCTTGATGTCGTTGACGATTCGCGCCGAATCGATTCGGCTGAAGTTCAAGCTGCCAGTCGGTTGCGACTTGCACACGTCCAAGCAGAACGGGTACAAGAAGAGACCCTTGTTGGTGTCGTTATCAGAGAACGACGTGTGGTAGTACGAGGTGACCGCGCCAAAGTTCGGGTGCGCAAACTTGAAGTCCGCGACGTCCGTGCCGTTGATTTGGAGCTTCAACTTG